CTGGAGTTCTACCTCCATAGCGATCTTTCTTTTTCTTCTTTCCAACCACCTCTCCATTGCTTCGCAATTGCTTCGCTGGCACAAACTGAACTTGTGGTCTATAAGGGACCCCTTTGTTCTTTTGCACTGGTGCTCCTTGCAAAATCATTGGAGCAGCACGCTGCTGTGGTTTGGGATTCTTTTTCGCCGGCACAAGAGCAGGTTGCTTGTCTTGTCGAGACTGCAAAATACGTGCTTTTGCTTCAGCCTTTGGAACCCCCTTCCCAAGGTGTTTCTTATACTTCTCATGCTCCTCAGCAGAGAAATCTATACGTGTAGCTTTCGCGCCTTCCCCACGTTTAGGTTGGCTTTTCTTGGCATTATTATTTGCCGGTGAACTCATTGTTCGTTTTGTGCCAGTATCCTCAGTGCAAGACTGGACACACTGCTCTGGTAGGAAAAAGGATGTTCCTGTCCAGAGCTCAAACAAACGTTGATCGCTAAGAATACCTGTTTTCGCAACAATCCAATCTGGATCGTCATTACTAACTTTATCAAATTTTAATAGCAACCAATTAATCACCTCACGCAAAAACTTTCGCAATACAGTATCTGTATAACCACACACTAACATACCACACGCTCGGTTTAGCGCATTAGCTGGTGTGTGTTTTTGTCGATTACTGTAAAGTAATGATGTCAAGATCTTCCTACGATTATATTGAGGTACTGCAAAACCCCGTAAAAATACGGTATGAGCACTCAAATAATCCAAGTCCTCCGCAGGGCGCGGCTCATAGCAATCAGATGTGGTAATTATCCCAATTGAACTAAACTCGTCACATACAGTTTTCCCATTGAAAAAATCATGTGCTTCATCGCTTACCGTCCAAGTGTTATCATCGCCACACAAGGCTAAGGCTACATTAGTGAGAAATTCTTGAAGACTAGTGCCGTCTTTGTCCGGCACTGTTCTAATCCACGCATAAGAAAGCAGCGTAAACAAAATCAATGTATTATCATTAATCGTGTTCACACTACCCGAGGGATTTCCACCTA